GCTGTAAACTGAAGCTCAGAAGGAATGATCATTTTCACTCCTCTTGCTGCAACTCTAAGACCTCTTTCGTCAGTCATAGCCGCAATATCAATTAACGACTGCTCTAACGAAGTTTCGTTAAGATCCGCCTGTGTACTTAGGGTATTTTTAAAAGTACCCGATACAGTAGGGTGAGATGTGTTAAACAAGCTAACGCCATCGCCTGAATCAAAGTTGTCAGTTGATGGTAAACCTTGAATTAAAGGTTCTACCGCTTTTACTTGTTTCGCATTGCTCATAGATCTTGCTAAAGCTTTTGTATATCTAGAAGCTAATCTATCGTAGAGGTTATCTTCGATAGCTTCTTCTGTGATAGCAAATGCTAAAGCTACGGTCTCGTGAGTATACCTAGCTGTGAAAGTTTCTTGTGCTTCGTCAAAAGAGACTCCGCTACCTTCTGCTTTCACTTGCGCGTTTGCGAAACCAGATAACATTACTTCTTCTTCAAAAGCTCTGTCACTGTTTTCTGCAGTATAAATCTCAGCATGCTGATTTTCATACCTTTTGTATTCCAGGCCGAACAGTGCGTTCAATCCTGGCTCTAGTTCTTTAACTAGCTGTGATCGTGATATTGCCATAATTTATTCTCCTGTTCTCCTATTATGATTGTAGTTCAATCAAGTTTGCAACAACCACTACCGATCTGAAAGCGGCGTTTTCGTCGTTTTCAGGATCTTCAGCAGATCTTAACAATCTGAATGAAGCGGCATCCGCACTTGTGTCTCCGATATCTAGTGTAGCAGAAGACTTCCCAGTAGTATCACTACCAGCAGAAGTGTTCATGTCATACGTTTCTAGGTATCCAGATTGAGCTACTGAGTCATCAGTAGCAACTACGTATTGTTGTTGTGGGTTATCGTATACAAAAGCGTCCACGTCTTCTGAGTTCGCTGGTGTTATCGGTTGCTTATAGAAATTCGCAAACGTTGGCTTCAAAGTTGTAGCCGCGTTATAGAATATTCCATTAAGTACACCTAAGATAGGTGCATCAGTAGTCTGACCATCGACAATGTAACCAGCAGCAGAAGCAACGGCACCACCATTGTATATAGTTGTACTATAACCCGCATCGATTTTGTACTTACCTAAACCGGCAGTCGCTGGAGTTGATCCAAGCGTACCAGCAGGTATAAGCCCAAAACCTTGTGTGTTTCTATTTGCCATAGTTGTTTCTCCTTGTGTCTGTATTGCTACAGACGGTTTATATTTATTCGATGATAGGGATTAACCCACGAAATAATATTATTTCTTTGTACCACCGAAGGTTACACGAGATTGTCTATCAACATTGATAGGCATCCTCTGATCCTGCTCCTTCATAAGATCGTTTGCTACGGCTTCACTTCGGTCTTTATGACGATTAGTCATATAGTCCGATCTTTGCTGCGCGATCTCGATCGGTACCTTCGCAAGAAGAAGGCCGCCAACCCCAATCACTCCCTTGTATTTCCCGTCTTCGAGAATAGGATAGTCGCCTGCATTTTCAACTTCTTCGGCACGAACTAATTCATAACCTTCTCTTAATCGTCCAGTTACGTTTTTCGTATCTTGAAAGCCTACTACTTCGGCTCTTATCCATCTGTACCTGAATCCATCAGGCGCAGGGGGTGCATCTAGAGATGATGGTGGAACCCACACTTTTGGTCTTTCAGACTTTGACCGTGTTTGGCTCGCACGAGATGTATTTTTTTCTTTTTCCATTTTACGCTCCTCCCGTGTTTTTTATTTGTTTTGCGTACTCTTCGAGTGGCACACCTAATTTTTTAGCGATTGCTACCTGTGATGATGTGAGTTTCACAGTTTTGCGACCGGGTCTTACGCTTCTTTTTGCTGAAGCCACCGTCTGAACGGGTTCGGTCGTTTGTCTAACATCTGTTTTAGCAAATTTATGCGGAAAGTCAACACGGATTCTTTTATCCACTTCTGCATAATATTCATCAGAACTTGGGTCAAAACCTTCTTTTTCAACTAAATCCTTATGAATTTCGAACGCTGTATATGTCATGGCTCTATCTTGTCCAAACCATGAGTTTTTTGCAGCCCAAGTTTCAGCTCTAGGATCGCTTGGTTCTTGCATTTGAGTTCTAGGTTGTTCTGGAACTCTTACATCTGCAGGTTTAGATACTTGTTCTTCTCTTGCAGATTTGCTTTGTTCCAGCTTAGCATTTTCAAAAGCAAGTGTAGCAATTCTTTTATTTGCTGCAACTTGTGCTTCAGCATCACCAGCAGATATAGCTGCAGCAAGTTCTTTTTGCGCTGCTTCTAATCCTGTGCTGATACTTGTTTCAAACTTTTTGATATAGTCAGCATCAGTTTTTTCAAACCTTGTTTCCAAAGCTTTTCTTTTTTCTTCAACTGATTTTGCATATTCAGTGGCTGCATCTCTTTGCCTTTCAGCTTCACGCATTTTACGTGTAAGTTTTGCAATCCTTGCCTGAACACCTTTACTATAATCTTCAAGTTGTTCGTCATCTTTCTTTGGTTCTTCCTTAACTTCTTCTTGTTTCGTTTCTACTGGTTCTTCACTAGGGGCTTCTGTTTCTTGTTTCGGCGCTTCGGTATCAACTACCGACTCGTCTTTTTGTTCTTCTAGATTAATCTCAGCGCCTTCGCCGGATGTATCTAGTTCAACCATTTTTTCTTCTTTAGGCATAGTTTACTCCTTCTATGTTAATATTCATGCAAGATATCCTCTGGATTCTTGACGGTTGCTAAAACTTCGTCGTCGTTTAGCAGACGTATCTCCCCACCTTCTATCTTTATTCTTGATCCGGCGTATCGGGCAAACATTACCCAATCCCCCTCCTTGCACCAAGGACCATCAGGATATCTTTCCTTGTCCCTGTAGCAATCCGGACCCATTCTTAAAACTAAACCAGTCTGTGACGCAACTTGTTGTCTCTCTAAGGTTGTTTCGGCAAGAATAACTCCGCCTTTTGTTTTCTCTTTCATTTTGAAAGGTAAAACTAACATCCTCCAACCAGTTGGCTGTGGTAGTTTATTTGAATCTTCTTTTGTTAGATCTTTTTCTTTTTTGATTCCTACCAATTCTTTATTCGGTAGTTGTATTTTTGATTTCGATGACTGTTCCATGTTGCTCCTTATCTTCTAGCAGGTTAGAGAGTTCCTGTTTAGTTGCCTCTAGGGCTGTTATCTGTCCTATTATATAGTTATATTTTGTCATACTGTCAATACCCCCGGACGTTACGGCCATTGATAGTTCGTCTATTCGTTTATTTAAATGTCTAAGTAGACGATTTATTACGGTTTCTAATTGCATTTTTACCTTTCTTAAATATAGCAGCGACTTGTGATTTACCCATAACTTTGGCTCGCTGTTCGCCAACAGTTAAAATTTGTATTTTTCTTGCAAACGGTTTTGAAATTCTTTTAACTTTTGCAACAGTTGCTCTTGCATCTGCAGGTGTTGCAAATTTTATACCAACAGTATCTTTTGGATTTTCGTCTGTGTAAAGTCTTCTTCCAGAACCCTTAGGTTTTTTACCAGTGCCTACTTTAGGATCTTTATTTTTTCTCATTTAACATTTCCATCTTCTGCGAGCTTGTCTTAGTCTTGAGTTAGGATCTTTCGCAGCTTTAGGAAATTTTTTCATTTGGCCTGCGCTACGTGCGCAATACGACTTACGTCGGTTTGCAGCTTTTGATCCTGGTTTGACCTTGCCAGTGACCGCTGTTTTTAATTTAGAACCGGGATTTGCTCTTCTGTAGGCTTTGACACCGGCTCTAGTCATGCCTGCTCCAGCCTTTGTAGGCCTGAAGTTCTTTTTATTTCTAGCGGGCATTTTATCTTGTCTTCTCACACCACGCCTCCCATACTCATTGATTTTCTTTTTGCGAATGTTCTTACGTTTGTTGGTTTTCCACCAACACCTTGTGCTTTACTTCTTTTCCTTGCAACGGCACTCCGCCTCTGAGAGTCTGTCATACTTGCTGCTTTTGCAGCAGGCACGCACTTTGGATACTTTCGTTTTGAACCACTTGCAGATTTTCTTCCACATTTTTTGAAACCCCCACCTTTTTTCTTGGAACCTATATCGACCCAATCTTG